TGTTGCCATTATCTTCTTCCATCTGGTTTTATATCTACTCTTAATGTTCCATAACGCCAAGTCTCACCTATAGCATCATTTTCTATTTTAATTGCAAGTAGTCTTCCTCTAGCTCTAGTGTCTACCTTATCAGTAGAAGATGTTATTGTAAAGGGTCCAAGAGGTGAACTAGTTGCAGTTCCACTTGGGTAATCATTTAATAATAAAGTTATTTTTGAATTACCAGTTAATAATTTAAAATCAGGTACAAATCGTCTCATAGACATAATAAATTCTCCATCGCCTCTAAAGTCTGCCATCCCTGTTGATTGACCGGTGATATCTCTTGTTGCCGATATATCAAAATCTCCAGATTGGATATAAGCATTAATAGATGTAGTACCACTACTATTAACTTGATCAGTTCCTTTTTCATGTTCATAATAAGTGGATGCACCATACTTATTAGTAATACCTTGTATTGGAAAATTAGGTAATGCAGTTTTATCATATGCAGTTGCATATGGTAAATCAAAAACACTTTGATCTAAATAAGAAGTTCTTGCTAAAGAAGATGTTGTCCAACAATTTTCTCCATAATTAAATGTAACACATCTATTTATTTGTTCAGAACCTGAAGCAGGATAAAACCAATTAATTTCATTGTATAAAGTATTGTGTTCGCAATATACTAATTGACTAGAGTTATAGTTTATACCTAAATTATCTCCAGTTGTAGTAAATACAAAATCTTCTACTAAACATGGTAAGGCTTTTACTGTACCATCATACATAAAGAATCCACCTTCACCGGACATCCAAAATACAACACCATTAGAATAACTTAATGCGTTTTGACCTATTAATCCACAGTTAGTACCTACTTGTCTAACTGAAAAAGTAAATGGTGGACCAACATATTGAATAACATATGCTGAAGTATCTGTTAATACTAATGTATAATCTTTTCCTGATACCGCTCCAACAATTTCATTACCTTTATCAAGTCTAAAAGTCCCTGCAGTATTTGTCGCTGTTGGTTGATAAGTACTATAATCTTCTTGGTTAGAAAATCTTATAAACATTGGATCTTGAGTTGTGTTATCTCCAATGGTTGTTTCAGTTCCAAAATGAAATAAATGTCTATCTCTATCAGATACTTGAGTTAAAAGTGTTTTAGTAGGAGCACCAGACATAAGGGTTGCTCTGTTAGCTCTAGGAGATGCAGCTCCTGCATTCCAAGTAAATGTTTCACCATTATGAATAGTTGCAATTAATATTTGACCAAAGTTATCAAGACTCCAGAGCCCTGGATCCAGAATTACGTTGCTAGTTGAACTTTCCGTACCCCAAGTACCTGAGCCCCAGGTATCTGTACCCCAACCAAAACCTGCAGTTTGAAAAGTTGGACCTACCACTACATATGGATCAATTTGTGCTGAACCTGTTCCTGAAGTAGTACCTGCTGAAGTAGAAGGCATAATAATCTCAAATGTATTTGCAGTTTTATTTCTTACTTCAAAAGTGTTGTCTTCAAAATCAGATGTAGCATATCCTGATCCAGTCGGAACTGTAACACTAGAAAATGTTACATATCTTCCATCAGATAAACCATGTGAAGTTTTATTAACTGTAACGGTTGCAGAACCGGATGTTGCATCAAAGGTTGCTCCAGTGATAGCTGTATCTAATGGTGTAATGTCATAAAACTCACCTGCATAGTATAAAAATAAACCTTGAGATGTACCAATTGCTACATATTTTTCACCAGCAATAGAAGTAAAATCATGTTGTGCACGTGCTACACCTGGTAAAGTATTATTAGAATTAGTTAATTGAGACCAACCTCCTATTTTTTCAGGAAGTCCATATCTAAATCTTACAAAGTCACCATCAACCCATTGTGATTCTCCACCAGAGTCTGTGACCATTTTATTGAAACCAGGTTTAAAATTAAGTTTCTGAAGCATAGTTTATCCAAATATTATAAAGGAGACAGTGGTGGTATGTGGTGGTAGCCACTGCCTCCATTATAATATACTACCTTTTAAACCAAGATGGAAGACCTAAATGTAGTCTTTTGTCAAACATATTTTCTTTAGATCCAGGAGTCTTTTGATTGTTATAATGTAAGAATACTTGAACACATTCTTTACCTTTAAATTTTTCTCTCCAATGTTCTAATTCACAACCAGAATAAACTAACATATCTCCAGGTTTTAAATCTACCTTAATGCCTTTTTTACCAACTTCTCCAGAAGGCTCTAAATAAATTGGCCAATCATCACCTCCAAGATTCATAGTCGTAGATATCTCACAGCTAAATCGGTCTTTATGTCTTTTAAGAACATCGCCTTTTTTATAAATTCTTGCATAAGTATATGCAGGATATAATTTTAATCCTGTTACTTCTTCCATTTTAGGTTGGCATTTTAACAATAAAGTTTCCATTGCTATATCTGAATAACAAGAATAAGTATTTGGAATCTGTTGATCAGCTCCTTCATAAAAACCCAGTAAAGTTTCATATGGAGAAATATATCTCTGTGCTCTACAAGTATCATAAACTTGTTTTTGCATACTAAAATAATTTGCAACAAAAGTTGCTAAATCTTTTGAGATTGCTTGACGTATAACGGTATATTTATTTTTCTTAAATGACATCTTTAGCCATCTCTTTAGGTACTGCTTGTATATTCCAATGTATAAATCTAAATGGCTCTACACCATGATCCACTGCATATTCATGTTCCAAGTACCCTGGAAAGATAATAAGTGTGCCTGGTTTTGGTTTAAAATGAACTAATTCAGTTCCATGAAATATACCTTTATTATTTTTTAATTTTAATTTTGTACTACGTGCACCTGTCCGTGGTTCGTGAAATATTGGAAAAGATGTTTTATCCGAACATTTTAAAAAATAAAATCCTGATACATGTTGATTCCAATGAATGTGAGCAGAATGATGTCCACCACCTTTTTTAGCAAATTCCTGTACCCATAATTCAGAAAACATAGTTGTATATTGCTGCATATCAAAACCACACCAATCTAAAAATTCCCAAGATTTTTGACCAATATAATTTCTAAAATCTAAAAATTTATTATCATGTAGAAGTGGAGTTGAATGATAACTTCTTCCAAAGTCACCATGTTTTTTAATATATTCTTTTTCCCTTTTTTTGGCATCTTTGATATATTGATTAGATGCTTGATTTAAAGATTTAACAAATTCAGGTTTTTGTTCAAACCATATTGGTGTTTTAAAATATTCTTCTATAATCATATTATTTAAATGGATATCCAAGGTTCCACATGACCAATGAATATCTTACTCCTTTCGTTACTGGTTTAACTCTATGCCATACAAATGAAGGAAATACAATAATAGAACCTTTTGGCAAAATTTCTTTTGCTTGCCTTAAATGTTTAGCTTCTTCTCTCATATGAGGATCATAGTTTCTAAAATCAAACTCTAATTCACCCCCTTCATATTCGGACCCATCAGTTAATTGACAAGTCATAGATAATTTTCTAATTTTACCATGTTCATGAGTATTAGGTTTATCATAAGGTTTATCCCAACCATCACAATGCCAATCATAATATTGATTGAGTTTATATTTTGTAAATTGACATGATTCTGATCTATCCCAATCAAAATTCCAACCTGCTGCTCTATTAGCTTCATGAATGTATGGATGTAATTCTTTATAGATCCATGGATCATCAAGCCATACTAAATCTGAATTTCTTTTTCTTTTCATATCTCTAATTTGATCTTTTGTAAGTTCTTTATCTCCATAACCACCAGTTCTTGCCATTGTTTCTGCTTGTGATAAACCATATTTAATAATGTCGTCACATATTTTTGGTGGTATAGCTGAAGTAAAATACCAATAATAATTAGATATATTCATAGGTTATTGTCTGTATAAAATTCAATGAATCTTTCTGATTGTTTGAGATAACATACATATTTGTTGATGGAAACATGATGAACATATTATTTTTTAATTCTATATCCCAACTTCTTCCTTTTCTTCTATTATCATCATAAAAAATTCTAACAAAACATTTATTAGTTTTAACACCATATAATAAAGTGTAATCAGGTGAGTTTCTTAAATCTACTGGATCAATATTTAATAAAGGTTGTGATATTTGATTAGGCTTATAAATATCTCCCCAAGTTTTTTTATTAACTAATTGAAAATTATATTCTACATTTACATGTTCTCTCATGTAAGTATTCAACATATCCCAAGTTCTCGAAAATGGAAACTCTGAATCTATAAATGTTGATTGTAAAATGTCGCCTGATAATTTATCTCTATCTATTTCAAAACCTTTTGGCATTGAAACATCACCATAGTATAAAGCTTGCTCTGTTAAAACTTTCTTTTGCATACCAACACCAGATATATATTATGC